ATGGATGTACCGTCTGGTGGAATCAAATCGTTCAAAGAGGAGACTGATTACCATGTGAATGTCACGTTTCCGTCGCGACTCGATTCACTCGACCGGCTCACAGTGAAATGGCTCAACAGAGACGGACAACCTTTGGATTTCCACGGACTCGATGTCAATTCATTCACGCTTCGACTTCATACGATACACGTACCGGATCAAGTCGAACGTCCTGTCAGTTTACCACCACCCGTCCCCTACGAAAAGGAGAATCAAAAGATTGTATGGGGGGCGATGCTCGCGCTCGTTATTGGTCTGATGTTGATTATTCTGGCTGGGAAGAAGAAGGTTTAGGTCTGGGGCGCGTGCCCCAGCTCGCCGTTACGTGTCGCAGGTCCGGTCGAAGCCATGCGAGCGTCCACGTCGCACAGAACGTATCCTCTTCGTGTTTCTGAGGATGGTCCCGACATACAACGACTCGTCTTCCTGACAATTTTGAAATGAGCTCAGGGTTAAGGTGTCCACTGTACCGGCTTGTTATGTGAGCAGGGTCAAACACACGTATGACACCGGACCCAACAAATTCATATGCCATAAAATGACCTTCTTCATCTGAAACGGGAGTGTACAATGTCCCTTTTGGATGAATAATTCGGCGACACTTTGATATGTCATAGTCACCCTGACAGCCTGTAAACTTTCGACGAAATGCCGGGTCGTTCACCATAGTGTCCCAGCTGGTTTTCAATTGCTCCATACATTTGGATAGATCGTCGACTATATACCCGTTCCCGCCGCAGGTGGGAACAATGTCAGTACCCATCCTCTGTCATGACGGACATACCCTTGATGCGACGCTGCTCAGACTGGGTCGTCGCGCCTGGGACACGTCGAGCGCCGACGCGGCTGAATGCGAGGAGGGCGAGGACAATCAGCAGAATAAGAATGATCGTCGAGCGCTTCATTTGTTAATCGGTGAGAAAATTACCTGACCGGCGGGACCCAAGTCGCTTCGCGACTCTGGGGACTCAGAACTTCGTGCGGACCCATGCGGCATTCTTGAGCACGGTTCTCTGTGCCGTCGGTGAGGTACGCTTGAGGTAACGCGCCAGAATCTGGAGGCGACGGAACACCGCCAGCGGTGAGTTGCTCTTCATGGCAAAGGTCAGGGACGTGTAACGATTGGGTGTGTTGGCAGACACGGTATAGCCGTACAGCTTGCCTGGTGACAGGGGTGGAAGCGTGTACGGTCCCTTGCCTGGAAGACCGCGGTTGACGACACGAGCAGACTTGACGCGGACGGTGCCACCTGAAATGTGACGCGTGTACGCACGGTGATTCGGGCTCGCTGGGACGCGGATCGTCTTTGGTGTACGACGGAACGTGTACGCACGGCGAAGAATTGTGGTTGGCATTGTTACTACTAGAGCCAGATAAAAACTTCAATGCTAAGATGTGTAATGAAGTATGTCGTCGGTGATTTCGAGTCCACCGCTCAAAAGATTATACACTCGATAAGCTTCGCCCCTGTGAACGTCACCGAGAAAAAGACGTGGGTATCACACGGACGTAACCAGAATCCAGAGTACCGCAAGAATCGGTCGGTGACGCACGGTGAACTGCGAACCATCTTCATCAAAGAGGCGCTCGACGACCCGCTCGTCGCCGAGAATGATCGCGTTCAAGCAAAGCTCGGTCGGACGATCATCCACGGACAAACCGCTGAAGTGCTTCCGTTTCGCGACGCCATGTGTGAGTTTATGCACTGTGTGTGGGAGCAAGGGGATGGTAACTGGCTTGCACACGCGATGGATAATGAGCTTGAAATTCTACAGGTGACGGACGCACACTTCAAGACGGGTCTGTTTCCGAAGCCGCTCCGGGCGTTTCCAGACTGTTCGACGATTCCCGGGTGGTCGAAGATTGCCAAGGTGTGTTCGCAGCACGTGCTCACGACGCGGTGTCCCGACTTTTTCAAACAGTACGAGGCGTGGATGACGATGAACGGGTGGACGTCAGCAAAGTTTTCGTCTCGTCTGGAGGATTTTGTTCGGTTTGTTCGGGATGACCGGGAGTATTCTCAGCAGCACATTGCTCCGTGTGACGTGATTGATTTGTGTGAGGTTCTGGCGGCTGCAAACCCTCCACTGGATGGCAAGTCGTACATGATTTCGACACCTGTGTACGCGTGGAGTGGTATCCAAACGAAAACAGCTTCAACTTTGTCTCTGTAGAAACCCCAAAGTCAAATATCTCAATCTTAGACATGTCGATATCGATGAATGGATAGTTGTACTTGGAACGCAATCGCATCATCGTATACAAAATACTCACCAGGTACGATTTCAGGTTACGTGTGTCGTACTCAGGGGTTTCTGACCATATAGTTCGCATAACCTTGACATCAGTGGAGCCTACGAAAACTCCACATGGTGTATCTTCCATTGTACCACCGTCGATGTATTTTCGTCCCTGGTGCTCAACGGTTGCAAACAGGAACGGCACGGCGATGGTCATGCAAAGTGCATCCACCACAGACATGTTCGGCGTTGACTCGACCGAAAAGTACTCGGTACGTCCCAGGTTGACGCAGTATGCGCTGATGTGCACATTGGGCATCGTCGGGCGAAGGTCTTGCAGTTCACGGAACGTCAGATCTTCCTTACTGAAAAAGACGCGAATAATGTCGACGATGACGTTTCGAATCTTTCTTTGACTGACGAGTCCAAAGTTTTTCAGAAACTGTCGGATGTTGGGTTTCATGATATCCTTTATCGGGATGTCCACCGAGTAATCAAGGATGGTTTTGATGTTGCCTTCTGCAACAACGTAAAAAAAGGCGAGGAGTCCACCGGCGCTCGCACCAGAAATGTCTTCGAGATTATCAAGTTCGTGACAATCTCGAAGGGCGCCCATCGCGCCAAGAAATGCAAAATAGGCCATCGCACCAGGTCCAATTGCCAGATGTTTCATTAGTGTGTCAGTGACTTTTCACTTTAGGCTCAGCATATAAAGTGTCGAACGTACCAGAGCTGTAATCTCATCCTGTATGTTCTTGAGGTACGAGTCTCGCGGGAGGCGCATGCGGCGAAGCTGTGTCAGAAGCGAACGGAAATACAGTTTCGGGTTGCGGGCAATTGTGCGGCGGCCGACAATGATGCGGCGGAAGCGACCATACTTACCCATGTACGCCTCGGCGTAACTGTCAAACAAAGGGACGATGCCCTCATAGTACGCCTGAAGCGCCTTGTGTTGCGCGAACGAATTTGTCGTCAAGTGAAAAGCGTGCGCCTGAGTACGAGAATTCATAAGAAGACCGACGTACTTCTGACCGTTCATTTCTTAATAGTAAGCGGCGAAATTCTTACGCAGGAAGGAGAAGACAAGGGCGAAGACCAGCGTGTGCACACCGACAGCCAGCAGAGAGGACTGACCGGACATAAAGACACCCTTGCTTGCTGGGGGGATCGTCAGAAGGACGCCTGGGGTCAGGAGCACGAACAGGATGGCGGGCACGATCATGTCAGCTGGGCGCAGGGACACCTTGAGCACAAACTTGGCAATCAGGTAGTACACCAGGGACAGAACCAGGGCGTGCACCAGCACTGGGCTGGGGCCCACGCGCAGGAGCAGACCCGGGCTGAGCAGGGCGAACAGAATGGCTGGGGTCAGAATCTTGGGACCAGTGATATCCATGATACTATCTACCGAGAAAATTGTCGGACAAACTCGGCAAAGTTATGGAAGGAAGCCTTGTTCATCAGTGTGCTTTTGAGGTGGTTGTCCTCGAGGTACTGACGGAGGGACATCCACATGTTGAGGACATCCTCAGAGTGCCAGTCATGCCAGTCCTGAGGGCCGAGCACGAGCTCATGGTCCTCCTGCTCGTTGTATGCCTCGTCGACCTCGTCGCCGCCAAAGAGAGCATCATCACGGTACTCGTTGTTGATACCCATTGCTTGTTTCTACTTGTTTTTCTTACGTCTGGACTCCTTAAGCGGCACTGGCACACACGGCGAACATCGGTCACTTCGCGACCGGTGACCTTTACGCGGCTTTCTTGACGGTGATGGTGTTGCGCTCCTTGACTGGCGCGTGATCGACGATGATCTGATACACCTGCTCGACCTTCGTATCATCGCCACCGAAATAGGCACGCAGACCCGCCAGGATGACATTCTTCGTGATGCTGCCACGAGACTCTTTGGTGTGCAGCGAAACCTTCTCCTGATTCACCTTGACCGTGTCGACATCCTGGGTCTCCTTGATTTCCTTCATGTGCCCCTGGACCTGTGCCCTGAGCTCCTTCTCGCGCTTGTTCAGTACAGCCATGTCTTTCCTCGCAGCAGCAAGCTGGTGCTTCAGGGAGAGCCATTCGGTCATGACGAGTTTAAAGTCGTCCATTTGTTAGTTAAAGCTGTTTATTTTTTAAGTACCAAGTCGATTTGAATTGATCCGTGACTCCGACTCATTTGAGTCGATCTCTACTTCTCGTAGCTGTTCTCAATCTCAAACTTGGGGCGCATCGTGTCCGGGGGAATGGTGGACAGGTTAAAGATGCTGACAGAGTCACGGGGGTTGGGTGGCTCGGAGCGGAAGTCGCGGTTCGCGTTACGCAGGTTGCCGCCGATCGTCTCGGGGAAACCAATCTGGGCACGCGGGTCCAGGAAGTTCTGGCCAGACAGGATGGCGTCTGGAGAAAACTGACCGAAATCCTCGGTCGTCACCACCTCCTTGGGAATCAGACCCACGTTGGTGTTATCGTACACTGGCATGTCGACCGTGCGCACACCGGAACCACCCATGTCGAACGGAGCTGGCTCCTCAACCGAC